TACTCCTAGTGCTATTACCTGTGAAGATATTGTAGTTAATATTCCCCCGAATCAAGTTATCCCACATACTCATAAATTAAAAAGTAACTAACCATAATCTCCTGTAAGAGACAGATGTTACAGCATCTAGGCTAGTTACTTCCATCGCAAAATAGTTAATGATAACTATCTTTTTTATTCTACCTTTTCTTTCTTTTTTGTAAGCTTTTTTATAATATTTTTTACTAAGGGTTTGACAATATTAAGTAGTAATGGAGTAGTGGCAGCAACAGAAGCAATAACAGCAGTAGATACAACAACACTAGCTGTCGGTATGTACTGGTCAACAAACGGTACTTCTTCCCAGATTGCATCACAGGAACCCTCCAATAGCCCACGTTCATATCTTACCAGCCTTTCTAATCTAAGCTCATTTCTCCAATCGCCAGGTCTATATGGTGCGTTTTTTGGTGGACAAGGTACTAACTCAATCTCTTCTCCCTCTTCTTTTTGTCCTAAATTAATATTTACTCCACTTGCTTTTGGTTGAAAATTATATGTGCCTTCTGTTTCTATAGTGTCTTGTGCATCGTAAACAATAGGTTTATAAGTTTTAGCTTCTGGTTGAACTTTTATTGGTTGTGTTCCACCGATTGCTTGACCATTAGGACAAGTAGCATAAGCCTTTCTGCCATGAAAAATTATAGTTGGGTTTTCTGATAGTTCTATATCTCTATTAGTTAAATCACACGCAGGGTTCTCTCCTACCAATACAGTCTCAGGTATATAAGGTGTTTCTGGTATATTTATTTTTGGTATTTTTATCTCAGGTATCTTAATCGTAGGCATTTCTAGGAAGATAAACCTCGACAAAAGAATGGCATTTAGGACAGGATAAATTAGTTATCATGCTGTACTCTCCAGATCTTAGTGGATAATCTTCTTCATCTAAACTGTGATCGCCACCCCATATAAGTTTTGTTTTACAGTGCCAACAATTCATAATTAACAGTCGTTGAAGTCAGCAGCCATATTACCTCCTATCTTACCGCCTTCTCTTCTTGCTGTGTTAGTAGCAAAGCCAGATAAGAACCAGCCAACGATAGGAACATTAGCCAATGAACTGGATAAACCTGTTCCTGTAGCTACTGACGTTCCAATAAGCTGTCCTGTGGATTCTCCCTTTGCTCTTTCTTGTATTTTCTATAGAAGCGATAATTCTTGGGTCGTGCATCTTATGTCTTATCCTATAACTATTCATATCAGCTTCAATCTCGTAAGTAGAATACTTGCTTACAGGTAAATCAAACATTGGTAGATTAGATTTCTTACTTAAAAGACTAATTGTATAAAAGTTGGAAGCAACAAAAATAGTTCCAAGTCCTATTGATACCCCTTTGATGATATTGCTATTCATATAGGCTTAGAGTTTAGGTACACCAGGTACTGTCCAGTTTTTATCAGGTACAGAAGTTCCTGTCATATCAGGTAAACCTTGATCTAATACTTTTGGCATCATTCCAGATACGTTACCCATGATCTCTTTCATGACTTGGTTTTTAAAATTCTCAGATGTTAAATACTTGTAACCGAAGTACGCTCCACCACTCATGGAAGCTACCATTACAAAAGAAACGATACTTAAAACATTAGCTATCTTTTGAAACATGATTAAATTTGCAATAATTAAAGCACTTTCAATGACTTCAGTGCTTGTGTTACTAGTAATTGTAGCTCTGTCACCTTTATACGTCACTATGAGTTTGATGACAAGGCAAATGACTACACAAACTAAGTAGCCAGCTTTCTACGATAAAACCTTGTTTTACAAGCATTTGAGCAATACTTTCTTCTTTGCTCTGTTGTAGCAAACACTTTACCGCAAAATTTACACTCCTTTTCTATT